GTAAGGCACTGAGATTACCGAAGCCTGTTGTGCCGTCTGTCACCCGGGAAAGTGATCTTGTGCCTTCGGTTCCTGCCACCAGCATCATCCAGGATAAAGCGAAAAAGGTGCTGGCGCTGAAAGTGGATCCGGAGTCGCCGGAGTCTTTTATGTTACGCCCAAAACGTCGCCGCTGGGTTAACGAAAAGTACACGCGCTGGGTTAAGACGCAGCCGTGTGCATGTTGTGGAAAGCCTGCCGATGATCCCCACCACCTGATAGGCCACGGTCAGGGTGGAATAGGTACAAAAGCGCATGACCTCTTCGTGCTGCCTTTGTGCAGAAAGCATCACGACGAGCTGCATGTGGATACCGTGGCATTTGAAGAGAAGTATGGCTCCCAACTGGAGCTGATATTTCGTTTTATCGATCGTGCGCTGGCAATTGGCGTGCTGGCCTGATTTTTGTGGAGTAAGTTGATGCGTGATATGTATGAAGTATTGGACCGCTGGGGAGCATGGGCTGCAGCAGACAACAGTGGTGTGGACTGGCAGCCGGTAGCAGCAGGCTTCAAGGGGCTTTTACCTCATGGCAAAAAGTCACGGATTCAGTGTGATGATGACGAAGGCATTATGATAGACAGTTGTGTGGCTCGGTTGAGAAGGTATAAACCAGAGGAATATGAGCTCATCATATCCCACTTTGTTATTGGTATCTCATTACGCACTATTGCCAAAAAGAGAAGGTGCTCTGATGGCACTATTAGGAAGGAGTTGCAAACCGCAATCGGTTTTATAGAGGGGGTTGTAAGTATACTTGTGTAAAATAATAAAAGGCGGTAGTACCGCCTTAATGATCGAATCGTTGTATGTTTTCATGGAATCTACAAAAGTGAATAGATATTTTGAATAGTAAAATGTAGAAACCAACTTGACTTAAAGTTATGGCTTTGCATTTATCATTCAAGAGTTTTTGTAATTCTTCCGTTGGTAATTGGTATACATCATCAAGAAAAACGATGCATTCTTCTAAGTTGTCTGATTCAGGAAGATAAAAAATATTAGTAATTAACTGCTTCCTTATAGCATCAATTTTGCTATCTATTGAAGTCTTAGAAACTCCGTTGGAGAGAAGAATAGCTTCGAACTTAGATAAACTTACTAACGGAGCAAAGACTGCACGCATTGGCACATCACGATTATTACTTGTATCTATATCGCAACTGTTGCTTAATATAATGCCTCGTGTTTTTTTAGTCCCTTTAATTGAATATACTGTAAGCTCCTTAAATATATCTCCCTGAAGTGCAGCATTTTTCAGATCATCATGATAATTGCTAAGGTAGTAGTTAGTGTTTTCAGGGAAATCTCTAAGTGCATTTATTAGCCCTTCTTTTTGAGGAGCTGTTAAATAATATGGAATTTGATCTTTGAATTTCTCGATATCAAAAATGTTATTACTCATCACTTAATCCAAGTATAAATCCCACAGTGAAGCATGAACGACTTTATTTATTTCACTGCCTAAAGACACCTGGTTTGTTGATAATTTTTCATAAAAGTTTGTCATCGAGACTGCAAGTCTTTGATCAACTGAGATTGTGCTCCCTGCTTTATATGTTTGTGTGATGGAATGAACTGAATCGGTAGTTGAAGACTTATACTCCAAAGCGTGATTTTTGACGATTAAACTTTGTTGAGGACCATGCTGTTGATTTTGGGCAATGTCTGTTAATGCAGTTATATGCAGACTATATAAAACCAAAGTTAATACTTGAAGTTGAGCTCGATAAACATGATGAGACGGATACATATCATACCACCATTTCTATTTGTAGGATGGTTCTAGTTCTTGAATTGTTGACTCTTTAAGGCAACTAAAGAAAGCTAATTTATTACAGGCGTGAAGATCATCAAGAATTTTTTTGGGTTCGTTTTTAAACTTATCTATTTCATCAGTATTAGTGATTTGCCTAATGCTGTCTATGTCTAGGATTAGTCCTTTTTTATTAAATTCTCCATTATCTGACATGACTAAAGCATGAGATAATATTTGAATTATATTTAGAAATGCGCCTTCATTTTTATCGATTCTGATATTGATCGGATAATTAGACATAGACTCGCCAGCCATATTTAAGCTGACGTTTAGCTTATCAAATAAATTAGAATCGTCTTCTTTTGGGAAAAAATCTACATACTTTAATGAGTAGCGGATGATGTTGTCATTTAAATTTAATTTGTTAAGCTCATTTAATACATGAATGATTTTTTCTCTAAAATGACTCCACCCTTGATATTTGGTGCTGGTGGATACAACAACACCATGGTCACTTAGTCCAATATAGTACCCTTCGATTTCGAGGCGACTGACAACTGCGTAATGTAATTGTTCATCTCCCTCACGAACATTTTTAGGTATTTGACTGGGTGGTAAACTAATTACTGGTTTTGTACAACCTAGAGCGTGAAAAAGAAACCCTGGAACTATTTCCGATATTTGTGTTTCTTTAGAAAAACGCATTTCGAAAGCAGCTTCGATTACTGGTTGTTTTGATAGAGATGTTGGAATGAGCATTTAAAACCCATAGTATGTTTTATGAGCTGATTGGATTTTGAGCATAGCTACCGCACGAATCTTCGAGGAAGATCCAAACATGTGCCTAATGTCGCATCATGCTCAAGGCGGCATAAATTTTGTTTACTGAGTATAAGATTAACAACCATTAACTTCCATCAAAAATGCTAACGCGTACGCAAAAACTATTGTATCGTGTTAAGAGTGGTCACTTCGCCACACAGCTTAAACCCGCCGTCGAGCGGGTTTGTCGTTTCTGGACCCGGCTATTTGTTGAGCCTGGTCTATACCGCAGTTATCCATTGGCTCGGCCTCTTTTACGTTTCCGCTTCTGATTTGCGGTACATGATGTTCCCTCAATTTGCACCTGCTGTATCAGCGAGGTGAGAGATAACTACAAATGCCTCATAACCCAAATACCTGGTTGGAGTTGGTCCAGAGCTGGTGGCGTGGAGACACACCGCTGGGCGCAGTGATTATGTCGATTGTTATGGCTGGCTTGCGCATTGCATATTTTGGCGGTGGTGGGGGCTGGAAACGAAAAACGCTCGAGATTTTGCTCTGTGGTGCTCTGACGCTGACTTTTGCATCCGCTCTTGAGTATGTCGGATGGCCTAAATCTCTTTCTGTTGCCATTGGTGGCGGCGTTGGGCTAATCGGGGTCGATGCTATTCGTGGGGCTGCAATGAGAGTAATCGGTAATAAGTTTGGTGGCTCTAAGGAGTAATTTATGCAGGTACTAAATTCCCAGCGTAAAGCTTTCCTCGATATGGTGGCATGGTCAGAAGGAACGGATAACGGGCGACAACCGACACGTAATCACGGTTATGATGTTATTGTTGGCGGCGAACTGTTTACTGATTACTCTGATCACCCTCGCAAACTTGTCACGCTAAACCCCAAACTCAAATCAACAGCCGCCGGACGTTATCAGCTTCTTTCACGCTGGTGGGATGCCTACCGTAAGCAGCTTGCTCTGAAAGACTTCTCCCCCAAAAGCCAGGATGCTGTGGCACTGCAACAGATTAAAGAGCGTGGCGCTTTACCGATGATTGATCGCGGTGATATTCGTCAGGCTATCGACCGTTGCAGCAATATCTGGGCGTCGTTACCCGGTGCAGGTTATGGTCAGTATGAACATAAAATCGGTGATTTGATTGCCCGGTTTAAAGAGGCTGGTGGGGTGGTAAATGAAGCTGAGCTATAAGCTGGTTATCGTTGGTTTCTTCGTTACTGTCATTGGTTCTTTCATCTGGTCGGCCAACCACTACTACAGCAAATATCAGTACGAAAAGAAACGTGCTGATGAGGCTGTACGAAATGCTGAATCAGCAACTGCCATTACCAATAACGTCCTGCAATCACTACAAATCGTCAATACAGTTCTGGAGGCTAACCAGCATGCAAAACAGCAGATCGCACTGGAGTCACAGAGAGCCCAGGAAGATATCAAAGTGGCTGTTGCGGATGATGATTGTGCTTCACGCCCTGTGCCTGATGTCGCTGCTGACCGGTTGCGGAAGTACGCGGACAGTATACGTGCAGGTTCCAACGATGCCGTTACCGACGAACCTGCTCGCTGAAACTCCACAGCCAGTTATACCCAATCCTCTGACTTATGGGGATAGTCTTAGTTTGAATGTAAGTCTGCTATCAGCACTGGGGCTATGTAACCGTGATAAGTCTGATCTTCGTAGGTTAGGAGAGCAAAAGTACAATCTGCATTTGAATAATAATATTCATTAGGTGAAATATTATTATTTGACTGTTCTAGTTATTATGCTTTTAGTTACAATACTCTCACTATTAACAGTGAGGTAAAAATGAACGAAAATTATATTGCATATGAGACACTTGTAGCAAACCGTGCTGCTGCTGAGTGGGCTTGTTGGGCAATGATTGCATCTTGGGTGAGTGCTGGAGCTACTATTGTTACTTTGTTTTTGGCGTTCAAGGCATTGTTTACGTGGCGGGAACAAGAGAAAACAAAAGTAAAAATAGATTTTAGGAATGCATTAAAGAAATTAAAGACAGCTCTATTATTTATGCCTGTCAATATTGACCCCGAGCAACTCAATGATGAACGAGAGCAAGTTATTGCGAAATGGCTATTTAAAGATGTAGATCTTATTAGTCAGCAAATTGAGTTGGGAGAAGAGAATGTTAAAAGATTTGATGAACTTTTGAGTATTTTCGATTGTTGCCAGTCTTCATGGTTTGCGACAGAGCACTTATTTGATAATACTGAGTTAGAAAAAGTTTGGCATGAGTTCGAGTCTAACTTTAATAAATATATAAATGGTGGTGAGAGTAAGGATTTACTTATGAAAATGCTTGATAAGCTCATCTCTTCTAGATTTGTATTTGAGTCAAGATAATTGCCTTTGAGTATTTTTCTTTATTATTTTACTTATTATAAATTTTTTATATGCCCCCTAGAATCCCAAAAGCCTGCCGTGTTCGCGGCTGCCGCTCTACAACCACGGACCCGTCAGGCTACTGCGAAAGCCATAAAAGCGAAGGCTGGAAGCAATACAAGCCAGGACAATCTCGTCATCAGCGCGGTTATGGTTCGAAGTGGGATGTTATCCGCGTGCGTGTCCTGAAGCGTGACAAAGGCCTGTGTCAGCTATGTCTGCGTGCTGGTGTGGTGCGTGAGGCGAAAACTGTTGACCACATCATCCCTAAAGCGCATGGCGGCACAGATGCCGACAGCAATCTGCAGAGCCTGTGCTGGCCGTGCCATAAGGCGAAGACGGCCCGTGAACGGCTAAAGTGATCATAATTCTCAACTGTCTGAGGGGAGGGGCGGGTCAAATCTCTGTGACCTGACGTCTTCCGGACTGCCCGCCCCATCGTTTTTTTATACCCGCGAAAAATGAAATTTAACCAGGAGTGCCGCATATGGCTGGAACGGCGGGGCGTTCCGGGCGTCGCCCCAAGCCAACGGCGCGCAAGGCGCTGGCCGGAAACCCCGGCAAGCGAGCCCTGAATAAAGATGAACCTGTTTTTACGCCCATCAAAGGTGTTGAGCCACCGGAGTGGTTCGCTGAAGAAGATCTCCCTCTCGCTACGATCATGTGGCAACTGACAACTAAAGAACTCTGCGGTCAGGGCCTGCTGTGCGTGACTGACCTCGCGGTGCTTGAGCGGTGGTGCGTGGCCTACGAGTTCTGGCGACGTGCCGTGAAAAATATTGCCAGACAGGGCAACACCATCACCGGTGCAATGGGCGGTATGGTCAAAAATCCGGAGCTGACCGCCAAAAAAGAACAGGAGTCCGAGATGAGCAGTACGGGGGCAATGCTCGGACTCGACCCCAGCAGCCGCCAGCGTCTGATTGGCCTGGCGGGGCAGAAGAAAGCCACTAACCCGTTTCTGAAAATCATCGAATCATGAGCCGGAAATCTTACCCCAACGTAAATGCTGCCAATCAGTATGCCCGTGATGTCGTGCGCGGAAAGATTGTGGCCTGCCAGTTTGTGATTCAGGCCTGCCAGCGCCATCTTGATGACCTGATGGCGGAAAAAAGTAAGTCGTTTCGTTACCGCTTCGACAAGGACCTGGCTGAACGGGCCGCGAAATTTATTCAGCTGTTGCCACACACCAAGGGGGAGTGGGCATTCAAGAGGATGCCCATCACGCTGGAACCGTGGCAGCTCTTTGTGATCTGCTGTGCGTTTGGCTGGGTCAATAAAGGCTCCCGGCTGCGCCGCTTCAGGGAGGTGTATACCGAAATCCCCCGTAAGAACGGCAAATCGGCAATCTCTGCCGGTGTTGCCCTGTATTGTTTTGCCTGTGATAACGAGTTTGGCGCGGAAGTGTATTCCGGTGCCACGACAGAGAAACAGGCGTGGGAAGTCTTTCGCCCGGCGCGACTGATGTGTAAACGCACACCCATGCTGACGGAAGCGTTCGGGATTGAGGTTAACGCCTCAAACATGAACCGTCCGGAGGATGGCGCGCGGTTTGAACCGCTGATCGGTAACCCCGGTGATGGTTCATCACCCCACTGTGCCGTGGTGGATGAATATCACGAGCACGCCACCGATGCGCTTTATACCACGATGCTTACCGGGATGGGCGCGCGACGTCAGCCACTGATGTGGGCCATCACCACCGCCGGGTACAACATTGAGGGGCCGTGCTACGACAAGCGGCGGGAAGTTATCGAGATGCTCAACGGTTCGGTACCCAACGATGAACTGTTCGGGATCATCTATACCGTTGACGAAGGCGATGACTGGACCGACCCGCAGGTGCTGGAAAAAGCTAACCCGAATATTGGCGTGTCGGTTTATCGCGAATTTTTGTTAAGTCAGCAGCAGCGTGCGAAAAATAACGCCCGTCTGGCAAACGTCTTTAAAACAAAACACCTCAATATCTGGGTGTCGGCGCGTTCGGCGTATTTCAACCTGGTGAGCTGGCAGAGCTGCGAGGATAAATCACTGACCCTTGAGCAGTTCGAGGGGCAGCCGTGCATTCTGGCCTTTGACCTGGCGCGTAAGCTGGATATGAACAGCATGGCGCGACTTTATACCCGCGAGATTGACGGTAAAACGCATTACTACAGTGTGGCCCCGCGTTTCTGGGTACCGTATGACACGGTGTACAGCGTCGAGAAAAATGAAGATCGCCGGACAGCCGAACGCTTTCAGAAATGGGTGGAAATGGGCGTTCTGACCGTTACCGATGGTGCGGAGGTGGATTATCGCTACATCCTCGAGGAGGCCAAAGCGGCGAACAAAATCAGCCCGGTCAGTGAGTCACCCATCGACCCCTTCGGGGCGACCGGGTTGTCACATGACCTTGCTGATGAAGACCTGAATCCCGTCACTATCATTCAGAACTACACCAACATGTCCGACCCGATGAAAGAGCTGGAAGCGGCAATTGAATCGGGGCGCTTTCATCATGATGGCAATCCCATCATGACCTGGTGTATCGGCAATGTGGTCGGCAAAACCATTCCGGGTAACGATGATGTGGTGAAACCCGTCAAAGAGCAGGCGGAAAACAAAATTGACGGTGCAGTTGCGCTGATTATGGCGGTTGGCAGAGCCATGCTGTACGAGAAAGAAGACACGCTGTCTGACCACATTGAGTCCTATGGGATCCGCTCGCTTTAACTGAGGTAATTATGATCATGCTGATTCTCGCGCCTCTGGTGGGCGTGCTGGGGGCGCTTTTGCTGGCGTATGGTGCCTGGCTGATTTATCCCCCGGCGGGGTTTGTTGTTGCCGGGGCGTTGTGCCTGTTCTGGTCGTGGCTGGTAGCGCGATATCTCGACCGTACACAGCTGTCTGTTGGTGGAGGTAAATAGTGTTCTTTTCGGGATTATTTCAACGAAAAAGTGACGCACCGGTGACCACGCCAGCAGAGCTGGCGGATGCCATCGGGTTGTCCTACGACACCTATACCGGAAAGCAGATCAGCAGTCAGCGGGCCATGCGACTGACGGCGGTTTTTTCCTGCGTCAGAGTGCTGGCAGAGTCGGTCGGGATGTTGCCCTGCAATCTGTATCACCTGAACGGCAGCCTGAAGCAGAGAGCCACCGGCGAACGTCTGCATAAACTGATCTCCACGCATCCCAATGGCTATATGACGCCGCAGGAGTTCTGGGAGCTGGTGGTCACCTGTCTGTGCCTGCGGGGAAACTTTTACGCCTACAAAGTGAAAGCATTTGGCGAAGTGGCTGAACTGCTGCCCGTCGATCCCGGCTGTGTGGTACCGAAGCTTAACAGTAGCTGGGAGCCGGTCTATCAGGTCACATTCCCGGATGGCTCCACGGATGTACTGAGCCAGGAGGATATCTGGCATGTGCGCACGCTGACGCTGGACGGACTGGTGGGGCTGAATCCCATCGCCTATGCCCGCGAGGCAATATCGCTGGCGGCAGCGACTGAAGAGCACGGGGCCAGACTGTTCAGCAATGGCGCGGTGACGTCGGGTGTGTTGCGTACAGAGCAGACGCTGTCAGATCAGGCTTATGAGCGCCTGAAGAAAGATTTTGAGGAGCGTCACACCGGGCTTGGCAATGCTCACCGCCCGATGATCCTTGAGATGGGGCTGGACT